GGGGTTCTGAGGACCCATAGCATGCACCACCCTATCCAGTTCTCTGGATGGGGACGAAGGACAGTGTCATCCCTACGACACCTCCAGTCCCCTGCATGAGGAGAAGTGCTGCTCCCACATCAGCGCTACAGACCCCCCAAAAAGCCTCAAGTAATCATCATGACAAGCAACGGAAATTTCGCACAAGCACGCAATCAGACTATCGCGGAGGCTGTTAAAGCCCGCGAGTACACAGAGAACCTGTTGGAACGGCTGTCTAATGTCACCGTTACTACGGGGTACGATGACATCCAGCCTGTCCCTCATGGGCGTATCCTTGGTTCCACCATTACTTCTGATGATACCAAACAGATCATCAGTCGTCTGACGACAACTTCATCGTCATCCAAGGTTATTACCTTTGTGCAGTCTGTTAAGCGTGATCCCCTTGACCCGCGTATTCCGACCAAGAAGTCGCTTGCCACGGCCTCCATGACGACCAACCACATGGATTTCCCTATCTTGTCAGTTGACAGGGACATCTTCCACAGCATCAAGAATTGGGCATGTGAGCGCACGCAAACTGCCAGTCATCCTGAGCATGATCTTCATCAGCAGTATTGCCATGCACTCGCCCAAGTTGCTCGTTTTCAAGGGTGTGGTGGGTCGCTGAAGGGTCTTCTCGAACGTCTGGTGACTGGTTCCTTGGAGAGCCAGCTTCCTGACCCTCTGGAGGCCGAAGATTACGATCTGTTTGCACTGTACGCAAAGCGGGTGCTTGTGTTCCGTCCAGTGGTACATAACTGGCACGATACGCAGCCCGCCAACCTGTTTGATCTTGTCAAAGTAAACCCGTATGCAGATGCGGGCTCGCCTTACTTTTGCAAGACAAACCCTAGTCCACGTCCCAACAAGATGAACCAGATCCCCAGGGCAGCTTTAGGTGAAGCCTTGGGTGTGTTGGGTGACTTGTGGAAGGCTATTTGCGACTCTCCCAGGGCTTATAACAAGTGGAAGGTGGACAATCCTGCGCGCTCACTTGTTTTGTTGAAAAACAAAGTGGACATTTATGAGTGGTCGAAGATCTACCAAAAGACCAGGCCAATTTTTGTGTATCCATTGCATTGGAGGATTTTGGCCTCCATGCTGTGGCTTGACGTCAAACCAGTACCTTTCTTTGAGGGTAGTGAAAGTGAGGTGCTGGCTACTCCGTCTTCCTCTCGTGGGTTTTCATGGGCCCATGGTGGTGGTGACGTCATCTACAACACTGTGCTTGAGACTGAGCGTCAGCGCTTTCTCCTGTACAGTGATGATGGCCTGTGGATCTTCAATGTTCTCCTTGCTGATGGCACAGTTGAGAAGCGTATTTACACTCCGGATTTCAACCACTTGGACATCTCTCTCAAGGACTGGGTTGCTGAAGTTGCCAAGCGTGTCTTCCCCATTTGTGCGCCTGGTGTCCTTCCCAGATCCTGGGCCATGGCCCTCCATCTCCACATGCAAAGCCTGTTTCACAAGGTTGTTGTTGTGGAGGGGGCGCTCACGGTCAAGTTTGACGAGATGTTGGCCTCTGGTGGCGTTGGGACAACTGACATGGATGAACTTGCTGCTGCTGTCGTAGTGGGCAGCTTGGACTTTGCTCTTAGCCTAGGACCCCGTGGGCCAATCCCCATTGCAACACTTGAACGTGAACTTGCCAAAGTTGAAGACTTTGCCAAGACTCTTGGTCTTACTTTCAAGGGTGATTCGATTAAGGATTACTACGTGTTTAAGCCAGACCTTGATGAGTACAAGTTCGTGTTCCTAGGGTATCGATTGGTCAAGCAGCTTGGCACTGATGGTCAACACTATGTGCCTTGTCCGGATTTGGAGCGGTTGATGGTTGTTGCTGTGCATCAGCGTCACCAAACGACAGGGTTGAACCCTGTGCGCTCTCGTATGGACAAGCTCAGATCATTGGCTGTGCAAGGCGCGTACCTCTTTCCTGCTTTGTATCATGCAATGAAGGTTGTTTACAATGGGTATCGCGCAGGCAAGTATCACCCAGCATCGAGTGTCATGGAGGTGGAGTTTGGAGGTGAGCATGCGCCTGAGGTCAAGTTCCTGGACGACGAGTTCCCCACCCGCGAGTTTTGTCTTGGTGTGTGGCTGCCTCAGGGCACCCAGCCAACGGTCTATATAGACAAGCTCGAGGATCTGGAGGAGGTTGCCGTCGAGGACGATAGCCTTGCTCAATTTGAGGCCTCGGTTTGGGCGGATGACACCTCTGGTGTTGTACCGCCCTACCAAGGCGCGCCGGGGTTTATTGCCCCACCCAGCACGCCACTTCCTGTGTTCCAGGCTGCAAAACCGTTTGCGCCTGGCTTCGTCAACAGGCCACCGACTAACAAGCCGTCTCTTCTTAGCGACGCCGTCCCCTTAGTGTCCGTGTCCACCCCAACCACTGCCGCGCAGGCAGGCAACCCTCCTAAGCGATCTGATGCTGAGCTCACTGCCATCGCCGAGCGGCGTAAGGCTAAGTTGGCACGTCGTGAAATGATGAAGGCCGTTAAGGCTCAATCATCTGGGCAAGCCTTGTCTGAGCGCGAACAGGCAATGGTTGATGATGCGCGAGAGGGGATGTTTGTGGAGGACCAGTTTGAGGGAATGCAAGAAAGGTTTGAGATGGAGGTTGAAGAGACACGAAGGCATGTTCGGGAAGAGATTGCCGAGCAAGCCATGCAGGACATCGAAGCAAGACAAGTTTTGAAGAGATCTAGAATCGACCATGACTCT